CAGCGAGATCTGCATACTTGTTGTAGGCCTCCTGATTGATAGCCAACTCGCCATAATAACGAGCGAGCGAAGACTGACTGCCAATGTTAGCTTGCTTTAGTTGCTTCTCGAGCTCGATAAGGGCCTGACCTTGTTCCTTGGTAGGCATCTTGTTACGAATGTCATCAGCTTGGGCATTATCGAGATTAGCGGCAGCCTCATTGCGTTTGATAGTCGCATTGACACCCATGGCCTCGAGAGTGACACCTGCAACGGAAGATCCAACACCAGGAGGCAGAGGACTAGAGAAGTCAAAAGAGCCGCCTGAAGGGCCGGAAGCGCCAACAGAGCCAGCGGAACCTCCGGACATAGTAGCATTAACGCCGACGCCGGAAGAACCTAAGACGGCAGCAGGTGTAACGCCGGCCTTCAAGTAACGGTCGAAAACCTTCGTAGGGTCATTGTAGGCATTCTCATAATCAAACTGTTTCTGCCAGTTAGCATAATTGATTTCACCTTGTTTTTGCATCTGCTCTAAAGCGTACTGCTGTTGAAGCTTCATCTGCTTCTGCTGATATTTCCATTGTCTCCTGAGCGAAGGTTTGAATAGGCCAGAGGCGACCTGACCGCCGGCGGAAATACCAGCGGCGCCGAGAATCGCACCGGTGGAAACAGGCTCGACATAACTCTTAAAATCAATAAGTCTCATACTACGGAAGCGAAAAGTTGTTCGAACGAATGATATAATCTACGCGGACAGTGTCGATATGAACACCATTGCGGTAAACTTTAGCCTGTGCGGAACACGAGGATAAGAAAAAGGTGGCCAGCGCGGCAACGATAGACGAGACGAGTGTCCAAAACGCTTTCGACTTATAAAAGGGTTGCTTAGTATCAGACATAGGAATAAAATTTAAAGAACGATAGAAAAATGCGCGGCCTCTCCTGCAGTCATTACCAATAACCTCTAGCAATTCACGAACTCTTGCAAGAGGGGTCCGCGCACGTAACATATATCGTCAAGTAAAGGATATACTATTTTTCTTCAGGATTAGGAGATGTCGAACTGGGCTTAGACTTATCCAGCTCTGAATCAATAAGTTCCTGACCAACTTCGAGACCGTCGAACTTATCCATACGAGAGAAAGAATTAGGGTCGAAATCGATTGCAGGATTAAACTTCTCACCCTTATCAAAGTCAGACGATGATGCCTCAACATCTGGACGACCGGGAAGAACATCGACAGAACCAGAACCATCGAGAACAGAAAGAATACGCTGACCGCGAGAAATATAGTCGGGGACGTCTTCAAGAAGCCAATCAAGTGCCATAAAATCAATGTATTAACGATTAGACAAACGGGTTGCAAAAGTTTTATTGAGGAGATTCTTCTTCTGGACAGCATAAGACATATTCACGAAAAAATTATCCTCAACATCTGAATGAAAAGGAGAATTAGCCTGCGACAAATCGACAAAAAGGGCGGGCGCATAATCAGCCTTTGAAGGCCAATAGGAACTCCAATGTAATTGACGCTGCTGCACCCAGTAAGCATAAAGAGCGCGGCCAGAGACATTTTCGGCGGTGCTGGAAATTTGCCCTAGAACTTCATCATAAGAGGCTCGAAACTCATTAAAACAAGGCTCCTGCGAAAAAGTAGTTTCAACGACACCACCGACAAGATTACCAAACCGCCAATTAGGTACGCTCTGATATCCTATATCGTTATAGATTGGATTGAAATAATCCGAACCTCGATAATTCAAATAGTCAGGCTTAATCTGCGACCAGTAATAAACAGGTCGGATACTTAGCATATCAATCAAATAACCAGGCTCACGAAAGTAATAAGACTGGCGACGACCAAGACGCTCATTAAAGGCGATAGCACCACCTTGCTGACCGAGAGGGCCATTGACGCTCGAACCGGCAAAATTGTTCCAGCCGGCTTGATTCAGAACAATCTGCACATTGACAGTCTGCGAGGCGCTGAAAAGAAGTTTGGGCCGGTCTACATGCTCAATCTTAGAGGCAAAAAACGTCTCCAACCAATCACTATAACGATTACCGCCAGCACCGAGTAAATCCTTGTACTCCTGAAGACGAGAAGCAATAGCCAGCTGCGGAATAGTTTGAACGCCAGTCATTGAAACGGCAGAACTACTACCAATAGGAAGAAGCCGACTAAATCGGTCAGGATTGGCCGGGATGACAGCCATAGGATGGGCAAGATTAAAAACAATAGGCTCAGCAAGGCCCTTTCCGTCGTCACGCGAACTAAACTGGTCGATAGGAGCCGAAGCACCCCAAATCTGAAGCGAAGTCGGTTGAGCCGCAACCGGATAGCCGTCGCCGGCAGCACCAGCGGCATCACCGGAAGAGGCAATATCAGAGGCGATAATCTGTCGAAGCAAAGCGGAACGACAATAGGTATTATTGGAAGACGCTACAGCGGCAGGATAAAACTGACTCTCAAAATAGGCATCAAGGAATTCAAGATTACCATAACGTTGAGTGAAAAAAGAATCCGAAGAATTCGAGTTAAACTCATAGGTGCCATTAGAGGCAGTAGAGTGACCACGTACGGTGTAATACCAGGAGGCAGGCCAAGCAAAGGAGTAGAGCCCCCACTGCGAATAACCATAGTAATTTCGGACGATATCCCAATAGGCAAGATACGTATCAGCATTAGCCCAAACGCCACCAACAACACTCGAGGGGAGAACAATGCCAGAAGTTGAGGCGGGCGTAGTAAAATCAACGGCGCGGTTAGACACGCGCAACCAATACATAAGCGAATTAGAGAAAGTCGCAGTAACCGAAGGCGTCGCGCCGGACGAAGGAATTCCCGGAACCGCATTAATCCAATTCAAGGAGAGACTATTCATATCAAACTTACTGCTATTTGTGCGAAGTTCTGGGTGATACAGCTGAAGCGGCACCCAGAAGCGGTGAAGCCGAATAGTGTAGGGGTTAAATGTCGGAACAGCAAGAGGATTACTGCGAACGTCAATACCCTGCTCGATAGAAACACGATCTCGAGCGTTAATAAAATCAATCCGCACCGGATACAAAATACCCGGTGTACACGTAAAGGCCTTACTCTCAGGAACATCGTAGCGAGAATAGCCGTTAACAACGTGAGAAATAAAAGGTTGTTTTCCCATAAATTAAATGTTTAGTTGAAGTTTATAATGGTCCTGCCAAAATTGGAGAATGTCCAGATCCAACCAGGTAGGGGGATCAAAATCAGGCATCTTACGGGAGCAGGCAGAGAAGCGCATTATTTGCTTTTGCTCCCACGTATACGACGCTCTACAGGATACGGCGGAATTGAGGGAGAACCGCTCAACACACAAAGACACAATACGCTTAACCAGAGAAGACTTGCTAAAATGTGCATAAGCGTCTGCAACAGTAATCGAACGCATAACTTCGTCCTCCGGTTTAAGATATTTAAGGTAATATCGAGGAATCGAGTAATTATAATTGATCCTCCTCTCAGAATCGAAATAAGACCACGACGAAACGCGAGCAGAAGGACGAGACATATAGCCAAGAAAATCACCAACGCCAGCAGATACGAATTTTCGCGTATAACGGCGATGCTGGAGGAGGCAAGATAAAGGTGTAGGGTTTCCATCTACGGTAACATATTTATCCGAAATTTCTTCGGGGTTAAATTGAATTTGTTTAGTAACATACTTTACGCAATAGCGAGCGCGTTTATGGGTAGCCTTCGCGAGCCACACCAAGCCAAGATCCCGAACAGCAGAACGAATGGTATTGTAAAGAACATTTGTGCCAAACAGAAAGCCATGGAAATGTAATCGAGGCTCATTTCCCGTCTCAGGATGAGTGCCGAACTCCTGAAAAAAGGCATGTTTGCACGAATGGCCGAGTTTATGACGCAAGCGCTCGTTAAAACGGCGGATGAACCGAGAGGGGTCGAGCAAGGCTTCATTATAATACTTCGGAGCAATCGTTATAGTAATGAAAATGGCCTGCTGATTATTGGCCTTGCAATAAGCAAGTTCGCGCTCTAACCGGACAAACCAATCATTGCGCTGACGACGCAAGCAGTCCTCACACTTTCCACAAGGAACCATCAACCACTGGCGGGCAATGTCCCAGGGTCGAAGAGCTAAAGCTGACTTAGCAACATCAGAGCCATTGCGACAAGGATTCTTCTTGTCAAAATAGCGACGATTGCGTATCCATATGGGAGACGAACAAGGCATTAGAAAATACTTTGAAGACAATCAAATCTAATACTAGGATGATCAAGACGACAACGGACGAGATAATCACTCGCAGAAGATTCATCGGCAAACCAAGCAATAACAACTCGCTTCCTACCTCGATATGCGCCAATAGAATAGCGATGAGGTACGCTATTGATGGTAGGGGAAAATCTAGGACGAAAATCGAAATAATCCATAGTTAAAAAGATTACTTTGCGCTTCGAAAGACGGTACTTTCGATCGCGAAAACTACTACGTTTCGCCGGCCGACAGCCTTAACGGCTGGGACGCTGCGCGTCTTCGGCCTCCATGGCTTCACT